TCGGTTGAAAAAGTCAGTAGCTTGTTGTTGCTCTTGATTAACTCCAGGTCTCAACTTGATCTCTGCGTAGTATTTATCTTTAAGCGAATCCAAATAGCTTTTGGCTTTTGCAACTTCTTCTTTATACGCAAGTTTCTTCTTTCGAATGTCTCTTGCTTCGTCTAAATCTTCATCAAAACTAAAAGAGTCTTCAATCACGAAGTCAATCTCTTCTGAATCTAAATGCGGTTTAGCTTGTTTGTAATATTCTTTTAATAATGCTCCTCCATCAACGTCGCTATAATCAGCATTAAGCCTAGCGTAGTCGTCAATAGTTCCACCAGTTTCTTTCATAAACTCAATAAGTTTATCTACATTTTCTGGGTAGTCTTGTGTTTGAGCTTGCGGTAATACTTCTTTTTGTTCCTGTGAGGCGTCGGGACTTTCAGTGCCTCCAACCATTGTGATCTCTTCAGGGTTATCGTCTTCATCTTTTACTAATTCTAAAGGTGATTCTACTTTTTCTTTGAGATCAACTTTAGTAATTTCACTGGAGTCGTCCCGTACTTCTTTTTCCACTTCTGGTAAATTTGTGGTTTGTTTATCATCAACCACATTTTCTGTTTCTCCGACTTGAATGGCATCTTCTTCTGTTTTTTTACTTAAATCTATCTTAGTAACTTCAGGAACAATGTTTCCTTGGCCTTTAATTTTTGGAGTTTTCTTTTTTAATTTAAATTCTCCTTCTTGTTTTACTTCTTTTGTTTCTGACATAATATAATATAATAAAAATTAATAATTCCCTATCTTGGGGTAAACTGTTCTAAATCAAAACCGCCTAAGCCGTCATTAGTTGATTCGAAGTTTTTAGGTAGCAGATCGTTTTGCCTTTGATCTATAAGTTCACTCTGTTGAGTGCCTTGCATTTTTATTCTTTGATCTTTTCTATTCTCTATTTGATCTTCTTTATCTCTTTGAGCCTTCATATTTAATTCAGCAAGTCTTAATTGATACTGAAACTCTTCAGCCATTAATTCTTTTTTGATAAAAGCTTCTTGCTCCATTCTCTGGATTTCCATTTGAGATTTAGCTTGTTCAATTTGAACCGTTGTTTCGGCTAATGCTTGTTGTTTTTGAACTTCTGATAGAGCTGCTTTTTCTGCAGATTCAGCATTTGCTTGAGCTTGAGCTTGTATGTTAGCCATTTGAGCAGCTTGTTCTTGTTCTGCTTTTTTATTTTGTCTAGACTTTATTACTTCGTTAGCTAGCTTTATGTTTTGAATTTGACGCACATCTATAGCATCTGCCAAACTAATACTTTGCGTTTGCAATGCAATTTGTATACTTTTTTCTAGTTGAGCTTTTTCTTCTTCTTCTGGCTCTAATTCTAAGAATATACCAAAGTCGTGTAAGTGTAGTTCATCTATCTCACTCAATGTAGCTACGTTAAAGCTATTAATGCTACCTATTAAAGCTTGTCTAGTTAACGGGAACTGTAACATATCACCTACTCTAAGACTTATATTCTCACAAGATCTTATAGTTATATACATTAAAGACTGTAGTATGTGTCTGGTAGCTGTGTTGGAATTAGCTGCCGCTAGTTTTTGAAGTCCTACTAATGCGTTTTTATCAGGTGTACTTCCATCTCTAGCTTCGTTAAGTCCGGTTACATCACGTATCATCTGTAAGTAATACTGGTATGTAGATATCATAGCTTGAATCTTAGAAATACCAGAAGAACTTTGAAGCTCTTGAATAGGTACTTTACCTCTATTCATCTCACCATCCTGAGTAAGCGATCTACCTACTATAGTACCAGTCTGAAAATACATGTTTAATGCCTCTGCAGGGTTGTAGTTTGTTCCGTTGCCTAAGTCAACCTCAGCTAAGCCATCAACATCTACATAAACACCATCGGGAACCATACGAGCTAAAACTTGCTGTAATTTTAAATGAGTCAATTGAATCATGTCGGCAAAACCTGTTGTTCTACTGACTAAAGATTCTATTCTACCTTGATACATTCTAGGCGCTGATATACAATAGTTCATATTAACTTTCGTAGTATCGGCGGATGGTCTTGTCATGTTTTCAGACATTTTCCATTCTAGCATAGTATCACCCATGCCTAATATTTTTGCTCCAGTATATAAAACCTCAATAGATCTTGAAACTCTTTCAAAGTTGTCACTTGGAGGAGGATTAAACGTATCTTGCTTTTCTAGAGTTTTTTCTAATCCTTGTTCTGTTTGCTTTATTTTAAATACTTGATCTTGATATGTCTTGTATTCAAAGAATAACACTTGATATTGATTGACATCGCTATTAACTTGCCAGTCGCTTTGAGAATAGTTTTGACGACCTGGATATTTTTGTATCGTTTCTAACTCTTCATTAGTTAAGTTTGGATACATTTTTTTAATCTCAGGAAGTGCTAAGCTTTTAACTTCACCTACGTAATATATATCGTCAAAATTAGGATCATCAGTAGCTGAATAGACTAAACTAGACGGGTCAACGTAGTCAACCTTAATACCTTCAGCTAAGTTAAAACTAGTTTTACTAGCCGCTATACCTAATACCGTTAGATCATAGGCTAATCTTTTTTTAGTTTCATCAAACTTATTGAAGTCTAGCACGCTATTTATTAGCTCTTCTTCGGCTATTTCAACGCTCTGCTTGTAATTAAGTTGCATATAAAGATCAAGCTCTCCTGGATCATTAGGAAGGCTTTCTGGCTCTGCAGATGCATAAAAGTTTTTACCTGTTAATTTAGCTAATTCTTCTATGTTTTCTTTTTGCTGTATATCTCTTAAAGCATTAAAAGCAAAATCAGTTCTTTGTTGCGTAGCGAAAGGATCTGATGCAAAAGATTTAATCTCATATCCTTTATCTGTCATACCGTTGACAACTATGTCAACGAATTTAGATAAAACTGGAATTGGTTTCCAGTCTAAATTCAAGTAAGATAAATCACCATTATTAGATAATTCATCTTTATATTTCTGTACAGGCTGTTCGCCTCTAGCATATAATCTCAGTCTATTAAAGTTCTGGAAATTATAGGAATACCTATCTTGACCACTGTTATTTCTAAACCATTCTTGTTCAATAGCGTTTCCAACAGCTAAACCATATTCAAATGATTTCTTTTCTTCTTCAGGTACCACCTGATCTGGAAAGATGCTATTATTAGTATTATAGACCATTTATTATATTATTTTTGAATTTTGACCTGAATTGTTATATTTTCTAAAACCTAAAGATACTTTAGATATTACTCTTTGCGCAACAGGCGTGTATCTGTGTTTATTACAAGCCATCATAGCTAAACCAGAGCTTATAGATGCATCATGTTTAGTTCTATTATTTATATTAAATTTTGCCCAATCCTCTAAAGTTCTTTGAAAGTACATGTTACCATAACCTTCATTTAGTAAACCAACGTGGTTTTCTATATAATCCTCTATAGCTGCCGCGTGAGCTTGCTTTATATCTTCACTTGAATTAGGTATTCCACCTATTTCTCTCTCTGTTACAGATAATTTATGCATAACCTTATCAGGTCTATTCATAGAGTAACCTCTGTAACCTCTTCTTTTCATATAATATAATAGTCTAGGCTTATTGTTCTCTGCCAGTATAGGCATACCATAAAAAACTAATGCCATTAAAACATCTTCAAAAAACATATCAGCTGTTTGTGGTCTAGCTATATATTCTAAGAAAAATAAGTTAGGCGGCACGTCTTCCATTGAAAACTTAGTTAAACCGTGTAAAGATCCTTTAGAACCTTTACCGTCAACTGTACCAGATATATCATAACTATCGCATCCAAAAGCTCCACAGTGCTCATTACCAGGATATTTAACGTTATTTTTTATATTGTATCTATTTTGCAGTGTAACTGGAGGAACCCAGCTAACAAAAAATCTTCCACTTTTGCTAGGCACGAACAGCACTCTAGTATCTTTAATCCCACCTTCCCACTGAAAATTACCCTGTGTAACAACATTAGTATTACGTAGATCTTCATTATAGTCTATTTGCTCGTATATTTTACCTAAATTAAACAAAGATTCTTTAGCTTCATCTCTAAAGGCATGCTTCTCTGTTCTTGGAAACTGTCTATAGTATTCGTTTAAACCATCTTGGTCATCATGCAATCCATCTACTTCGTTTTCCCAATGTGATATAACTCCTATATCTATATCTTCACCATCTATACCTTTGATTGGTTTTTTTGGAGTGTCGAATACAGGTATTCCATAAGAATCAATGTATCCTTCGTAATTCCATTCCATAGGTACAAACAAACTATATAGTCCTGAGCTAGTCTGTCCGTTGCGGTTTCTTTTTGTGACGTCCGAAGACTCGTATAGTTTTTTAAAATTTGATCCACCTTTGTCTAATGCGTTTGAAGTAGATCCCATCATGCACTTACCTACTATTTTCCTACCTAATCTTAACGTTGTTTTCGTAACCCTCCAGTTGTTGAGGATGTTATCTGGCCTCTCCCATTTACCCGATTCATCGTGGACGAGGAGCTTGAGTTTCTCTCCATCATAGGAGTTATCCCCTGTGTTCTTCCAGTCGATCGTGGTGTCAAGACCCGCTTGTAAGTCTTCCGTTGTTTCTTTGATTGAATTACGCGTGAGCCTTTTCGAAGGTACCTTGTATGATAATTCTGTCTTTGGACGCTCCATTCCGTCCTGTATTGGTTTAAAAAAGAAGGGGTAATTGATTGATATGGGTACAACTTTATCAGTGAACATTTTCTTAGCATCAGCTCCAGACTTGGAGAGTATTCCAAACCTAGCATCTCTTGAAATTGTTGCCTGGTTAACTGTGTCGGATGATGCCATGAAACTAAATCCAGACCGTCTGTTCTTAAGATAGCACATTCCGTAACACCTACTGTCCGATTTACAAGCCTCCCAGAATATGTAGAATAACCTGTTTGACTCGCGAAAATCTGCTGACCCCACGTCAATTTTAGTCCACTGCAAGTACATGTACTGAGAACCAGTAATATAAGTAGGAACGCCGTTGCTATAGAACCAATAGCCTTCTTCACGACGAACAAACTCCTTGTTAATGTACTCGTACCATTTTTCTTTAAACTCGACTGGTCTTTCGTTCCAATCATAAACTGTTTTTATTTTATTTAATTCAGATGGATATTCTAAAACTTTCCAACGCTGTTCTTCTTTCTTCTTAGAACACTTGTACACGTCTTCAGCCAATGGAAGAGCTATTAATAGATTTTGTATACTATATATCTCTCCTATTTGTCCTGTTTTGCTTATGACAACTACGTCATGCTCTTTATTGTATCCGTATTCCCATTTCTTTAGCCTATTCATTCTACTTAGAACGTTTGGCTTTATATGGTCTTCTACTATATGGTATAGATCTTGCTTGTACATTATCTAGATCTTCCTTCTGCAAAACCCTTAAACTCTTCGGCTTTAACAGCACTAGCTTTTGGTTTATCATTTAAAAGATCTTCTTCTGACTCTATTCTAGCTAATATTTCAAAAGCATCGAATATAGCAAGTTTCTTTGTAGCGGCAGCGTTTTTAAGTCTGTCAGCAGAGATATCATCTTCTGAGTCAACGATCTTTTCTTTTGCTACCTTTATAAGTTCTTCAACTGCTATTTGCCCAGCTTGGATTATATTCAGTTTCGTTTCTTTTATTTTCATATTTAATTAAAATGTCATTGGGTTCCATGCAGTATACAACCTGGTCATTAATTAAAAACTCAAATTCTCTGTTTTTCTTAAATCCAACCAAATCGCCTTCATTTATTTTAAGAGCTTCTAAGACACTGTTTCCGTATTTTACTATACCAACACATTCTTTTAGCTTTCTTAAACTAGAGCCATCCTTATCAACAACTGGCTTAACGAAACAATATTGTTTTAACGTTTTCCAGTCGTCACCTACTTTTTTCATGTATACCTGATCTTCAGAGGCAAAGTACATATCTTCTTTAAAATACTTTCCACTGTTTACAGATTTACCTTTTTGATTGTAGTATCTTCTAAATATATTATGATGCACTATAACTTTGTCACCTTTCTTGAGTTCTGTTTCAAACGCTAAAGGTACGGCAATTATTTCCGCTTCTCTATTAACAAACTTATGACTAGCGATACTAGAGTTAATTATTAGCTTTTTATCACCAATACTTAACTCGTTATTGTATCTTTTGCCTATAGGTTTAATTATGAATTGGTAAACACTGTTCATTAATACTCTAAATCGTATTCAACAGATATTGCCATATTGCTATTAAACTTCTTCCAAGGAAGAATTTCATCGTGCTTTTTTATATATATATTATAAGAGTCGTCTCCATCCTGAAATAATATATCAGAAATAGTGTGACCGCCGTAAACTTGTTGACCTACAGCGTAATGCATAGCTTCGTTCTTATAATCAGAACCTATACTTATTTTTCTTATAATGTTACTAGTCATTACTCTTTTTCAATCTCAGTGAAAGTACCATCTTCAATATTTATATTGATAGCACCATAAATATCTTCTAGTTCTTTTTTGTACTTTTCGATATCATCAACAATGCCAGCGTACTCATGTAGTAAGCTGTGCTTTTGAGTTTCTAAAAAACCAATGTTAGTTAGAGACTTGTTTAAGTCTTTTTGGTGGTTTGTAATTACCTCTAATTGCTCTTCAGTAATTTTTTTTGTTTCTTCTACTTTTTTCATTTAATTAAATTTGATTATTTTACTTTATCTTTTATTTTCTCGTACGTTCTTAGTCCGCCAAGCCCGAGCATTCCTAGCAGCACTGTCATTAAGTGTTCCATTTGTAATGGTGGTGGAGCGTCTGTTGTTTTTGTTATCCATATAAATAAATCACGTATAACAAAATTGTAAGCTAATGCAAATCCACATATCCAACCTATAAAAGGTCTCCATCCGGCAACAAATAATGTTCTATGTGAAGCTTCAGCTAGATTTATTTTGGTTTGAAGTTCTATTAATTTTTCAGGATCTAATTCTTTTCCTTTAATTGCTTCTCTTATTTCCCAAGCTAAACCTCCAGCTACAGACTTCCTACCTTCACCTCCTTTTAAAAGACCTAGTAGTACTTTCCACATTTATTTTTTCTTATAAATATTTGGATTTGCTCCTGCAAAAAACTCTGCACCTAAGCCGCTCTGCTCTGCCTGCAAGCGAGTAGCTTTAGATTTAGCATCTTTAATAGATTTTTTTTCAGCAATAACAGTTTTAGACTGTTGAGGCGTTCTGTAACCTATTGTAGCTGCCTGAGTATGGCTTAATTTTCCTCCAGATGCTTTGTAAGCTTTAAAGTTTTCTTTTTCTTTAGAGTCACTTATATTAATTTTTTTATCCTGTAAAGATCTCTCTGAACCAGATAGCTTATCTTTTTTTAATAAAGCGCTAGCATTATTATCTACAGGCATAGTAGTTAATAAGTTTTTAGCGTGTTTTTTCATCCATGATTCACTCATAATATTGTTTTTAGTTATGCGTTTTGATATGCTTCTTTTTCCCAAGGAAGGTTTTTAGCGCCTTCTTCCATTGAAGCTCTTGAGTATTTTTTACCTTTCCATATAACATTATTGTCATCGTAGTCTAGATCACCTCTTTTCATTTGGTCAATATGCACCATCTCGTGATCTACTACATCTTGTATTTTTTTAGGATCTTTAATGTCCTTGTTAATGACTATAGTGCCATTATTATTAGCTTTACCCAATACACCGTCTTCCATGTTTATACTGTAAATAGGAGTATTATCATTGCTGTAAGGCGCACCTTTCATTATAAAGCCCATAAGTTATTGTTTGTAAGGAAAAACTTTATTTAAAGTTTCTTTTCTTTGTTGACAGCCACAGGGAATATTTAATCCCTGTGATACTTTATCAACAAAAGTTTTTACACCAGTTGCTTCTGTAAATTTCTCTACGGTATCTCCAAAGCCCTGTGATTTCATATTATTTAATCTTTGAAGCTTTAACTTTACCTTCAAGTCTAGCTGCTCTTTTTTCTAATCTAATAGTTTTGCGAGCTAATCTTTGAGCTTCCTTACCTCCTTTAGCAGCTGTTTCTTTTGAAACTGTTTTAGCTCTAGTGCTGGCGGCTTTACGCTTTGTCTTGTTAAGTCTTACTTCTTTTCTGCTCATGCCAGAATCTTTGTCTTTTTTCTTGGCTTCTTTAATTTCACCTCTAGACATTTCTTTTCCTTTCTTTTTTTTGTTTGCTTGGAAATCTCTAACGGCATTAACACCGTCTTCTGTCTTTGGAGCTTTCTTACGTTTAGATATAGCGGTTTTAGCTCTTTCCTCTAGTTTATTGGCTGCAATTTGCGCCGCAGTTTTTGCCGCAGAAGGTGCTTTAACTTCTTCTTTAGGTACTTTAACTTTTTTTCTAGTCTTAACAGTTCGAGTAGCGGCGGTAGTAGTGGTTTCTGGTTTAGGTGTAACAGACTTTCCACCATCTCCGTCTTGGAACATACTGTTATAATTTGATGTGCTTTTGTTTGTTATGCCTATTTTGCGTCTATTAGTAGCGTCGGAATCTTTCAATCCAGTTCTTTGATCGACTACATCACCAGCACGATTATTTGTTTGGGTGTTAGTTTTAGTAGGATCACTCATCAACTTTGATTGGTCAGAATAAAAAGTATTTCCTCTACTTATAGCAGACGAAGATTTAACCGTATTAGTTCCAGCAGAAGCAGAACTAACACTTCCGCCAACTCCCGTACCAAATCTTTTATTTAGAATAGCTGAACCTGGATCTTCCTTCATGTAATTACTAGATCCTTTGTCGGAACTAATCATTTTACCTCCACTTTTTAAGTTTTTAGCTGGGGAACCACTACACAGACTTTTTACGCTATTTTTTGGTTTATACGCCATTATTTTTGTTTTTAATTATCTTTTTTATAATCTTGGTCAGCACGATGTAGTTGTTTTTTAGCATCATAAATTAATTCACGATCATGAATCATTTCTTCTTTTCTTGAGTGTCTAGCATTACCAGTGTAATGACCAAAGTGTCCTTCTTCTTTCATTTTTATTTCTTTTTATTTTTATTACAAAAGCTGCTAGCTGCTCCAACGCTTCCAAATCCCCATTTCTTTAAAGCCATTGCTTTTTTAGTTGGCTCTCCTTTAGCATCTTTCATAGCTCCTTGCATACCTGCAAATCTACAAGCAAAAGAAACTCTACGGGCATTTTTACCTGTAGTTAGTCTTTTGCCTAGTTTTTTACCTGTTTCTTTAGTGTAATCAGAACGCATTGACTTGTTCTGCTTCTCGTAAGATTTTTCTGTAATTTTAAAAGGACTATTAGATGTCATTGCTATATTTTAATTATTACTTCTTTTCGTTAAGTTTTACCCATTTAGTTACTGTATATCCGATACTTATAAGTAACAGAACAACTTTTAAGGTCACCTCTATATGCGTCATGCTTATCGCTAATGTTAATGCGTTGGCTACCAGTAGTTTGATATCTCCTGTTGCCATTTGTTATCTTCCTTTAGCTAGTTGAGTAATAGGTCCAGATTTGTACATAGTAGGAGCTTTAGAAACCTCCATACCTGTAATACCAGAACTTGATCCTTTACCGTGTAAACGCCCTGTCTGATCTAATGGTCCATCCCATATAGCTGATTCACCAACTACTCCACTTGAGTTTTTAGCTGCTTTTTGATGTGCTTTGTCGTTGTGCATAATTTATTTTTTTTATTTGTTAGATTCTGCTTTTAATCCTTCGTATATAGCAGTGTTACCACTTTTGTATACTTCACTATCGGGTCCAAAAGCATCTTCCTGCTTTTCAGACATAAACATAGGAGCGTTGCTTCCTAAAGAAGCTTGTCTTGCGTTTATATCACCGTATATTTGTCCTGCTGTGCTTTGAACTGTTTCACCAAACAAAGGCTTAGCTGCTCCTTGCTGGTTAGCTGGAATAGGTGGTTGTAATGTCATATCCGTGTTAGCTATTGCCGCTACCGCTGCAGGATTAATCATTTTTAAAGGATCTTTATAATTCATAATTATCTGTTTTTATCGTTGTTTACGTTTCTTATTGCTGTGATTAATACTTTGTCTGTATATGTTTTACCTTTCATTATACTATTTCTAGAACTAGTTGGTATGTCTTCATCACCAAGCATAATACGATACATTCTTGCTATTAGTTGTTTACACTTTAACGAAACTTTGTAGATGTTGTATTTTTGTGTTGTCCTATTGTAGTTTCTAAAAACTACTACCCAACCGTCTTTTATCAACTTGTTCCAGCGTCTATTATCCCAACTATAAGCGTACGTACCGATTTTAAAATCTTGTTTAGTGAACATTCCCATGCAATCAAAGTATATAAGCAACTCTAAATCAGCATCATTAAGCTTATTATTTCTACAAGCCCATCTTCTAACTATCCGATAGTGTTTAAGTAGGTTTAAGTCCCTAATGTCACTAGCCTCTAGTTTTCTCACAAAACAACTACAATATCCTGTATTTTAATAACAGTGTATT